CACTTGGTGCGCCTCCTGCATATAATCGGTTTTGAAAAGTAACTTTGCCGATATGGTTTACTAATTTTTTGACGTAATTATCAACATTATCTGTATCAATAATCGCCTTACCAACATCAACAACATTACTTAAATCTTCTTGTACCACCATTGAGTCTCCTAGAACCTCTTGAGTAGTAGTATTAACTAAAGCGTATAATTGAGTAATTTTCATTTTAACATTTCCCCTTTTCTAATATATACTTAATGAAACAATTTTACTTACATCTTTAACTACTATACTTGCAAAATTAGAATCAAATAATTTTAATTGTTCTTTTATTACATTGAAACCTGTTTTAGTTGTATCTTTACTTCTAGTAACATCTTTTGTACTATCGTCATCAACAGAATCATCACTACCGTTATTGGTAGACAATACATCAACATTAAATGCACTAACTTTGTTTGTCTGATTGCTATTAGTAGTTCTAGTAGAATTATCTGCCACTGTTTCATTAGTTACTGTTTTATTTTCAACCCCCAACAGAATTTCATCTTGTAATAATGTATATTTTTTGTTCCAATTATCACCATAACTTATTTTAATAATTTTTGCCAGTTCACTAATCGTTAAATTTTCAACAGATTGTGGTATTGTTTTAGTACCATATCCCATTTTATATATTAAATCCAAATTTTCAGCACCATAATCTGCAATAAATGGGATTAGAGTAACTGTATTTAGTTCAACAAATAAACTAGTTTTACCTTTTATCCATTCATTATATATCACTATACCACCTTCTTTTCTTCTTCATCTTCCATTATTGATTCATCATCTTCCACTATGGTTTCTTCATCTTCCACTATTGATTCATCATCTTCCACTATTGATTCTTCATCTTCCACCTTATCACTAATGTTTCTAGTTTTCCATATAGAACCAAATTCAACAGAAATATCTAATTGATACATTTCATTTAATTTAGCGATACCTTTTTCTCTATTCATCAACATATTATCTATTAAAGGGTGTAAACCATCTGTATTAAGTTCAACCTCACTAGAATTTAATCTTTCTCTTTTCATATTGAAATTAGCATTTAACCCAACATCATTAAATAATGACGCTTTTATATATTGATTAAATTCGATTATTTGAGTAGTAGAATTACTACTTCCAGATTGGGTAGTTTGTGCATTAATTCCATCAAATAACCTGTTTTCCCCTATGATACCCAATTCACCTTCTATCATCTTTTTTATATATTGTTCAGCACTTTCTCTTGTGGAATCATCACCCGCACTTATTAATGTTTGGATTCTTGTGTTATATGAATTTAAGTACATAGTAATTTCATTTTCAATTAATAAGGTATTATATTTTTCAAATATAGGTGATATCCCCAATTGTAAATCATCATTTTTTATTAAAACACCATCATTTTCTATGTTTAATGTTTTATTAAAATTTAGTGAGGGATTGGTAATTATGATGGTTGTTGGATTACCGTATGGGTCTAATTCACCTCCAAAACCACCAGTAAACGCATATAAAACATCTTCTACTTTAGTTATGAAAGTATATCCATTTTTTTGTAATTGTTTTTCAATTTCCACACTAGGTAAGGAAAGAGGTAAACTGTCATAACTAAACATTGACAATGTTCGTGATAACATATATTGATTTAGCATTTCTATATTACCTGTTTTATCCTTATAGTTATACATTTTACCTCTCCTTTTTTTCACTTTGTTCTAATAAAACGACTAACCTTTCAATGGTATACGTATTTTTTGAAATAGCGACTTGAAAGTTACGGGTAATTTCATTGTTTTTAATTAATTGGTAAAACAGGGCAATACTAATCGCAATAGGAAAACCCACATTACTAATTAAATTGGTTAGTTCCATTTAAATTACCTCCTGTTACATATTTTCAGATAATTGTGAATAGCGTCTCCTACCGTATTATCTTGAAAATATATTCTATCTGTTTTAAAATACCATAAAACCTTTTCTTGTAATTTATTAATAGGATTGTATATGTTTCTATTGTAATTCATTTTAGGTATATAGTCAAGGGAATATATTAAATCCTTTTCCTTATTTTGCAATTCCGTTGTCTTAATATGAATGAAAGTGAAGGAAATATCATCTAGTGATACTATTTCACATTGATATATACCATCATTAAAAAGTATAAAATAAATAAATTTAATATTTTTAGGTTTGAATTTAATAGGATTATGAGGGTATATATCTAATTCCCATGCCCCACCTGTTATCATTTTTAATTTAGGATTATCAAACGCAAAATAGAAATTGTTTTCTTTTTTAGATTTTGTACTTGAACAATATTCAACAGCAACAGTTAATTTACTTTCACCATATTTATATACATCTATTGCCCCTTGATCCATTTTCAATATGTGTTTTAACCCCATTTCTTGAAAATAAGGGGAATATTTATTGACTGTATTACCTAACATATATATTTTAACATCTGTACGTTGTCTAACAATAGTAGATACTGTATTCATAAATAAGACAAATTCATCTTGTAAATATATATGTTTGGTTAAAAATTCATCAAATATAATTGTTTTTATCTCTGGAAAGGAAATAGATTTGTTATGTTCTGTATCAGATAATGCGAATGTATATCCGATACAATCATCATTATTATATATAGCTTTATTTTTTTCATAATTACAAAGGAAAAAACGCCCACTGATATAATGTATTCCAGTAAATTCACCATTGGTTATTCTTTCAATTTCTTCATTTTCATTTAATGCATTAAAGATACCACCCGCCCTTTTTCCTATTATATCTTCTTTCCATCTTCTTACTAATGCCATTTGACCTCCTGAATCCCAATATACTTTCAAACCTTCCATTAATAATGCATATGTTTTTCCATTGGAACGTTCCCCAAATATAACATTGTAAACAGCATTTTTATTCTTAATTTTTTTCAAATTATAGTAATGATTTTTTTTCATTGATATTGAACCCCCTTATAAAAATAACCTTTCATTAAATTACTTAAAAATGTTCCATATTGTTTAGAAATAGACAATGTAAAATCACAAGGCTCTAAATGTATACCACTTTCTACACTTATATTACTATCATTACCTTGATAGTCTTGGATTCTAAACTCTTGTTTTTCATCAATGTAGGTATGAGTCATTTTTCCAGTACGTTCAGCAGGAATATATAATTCATCATTAAACATATCGAATACTTGGTATAAATCACCACCGCATTTTTCTTTCATATATCCAACCCCTTTTTGTTTAGATAATCCTGCTACCGTTAATTCAAGTTTACCATCATCTTCTACTAAATAACGTTTTGCCCCTAATGTTTTAAAATGGGAATACGTTCCCTCATAATCCCAAATACCCATCATTTTCGTAACACCTTTTTTTGTTTTTGGTGACAATCTTTCTTCATTTAAATTATAATGTTTACACATATCTTGCAATTTTTTTACCGTTGAGGTATTATACCAACTTATATAATCTGAATGGTTTTCATAGTTTAACATTTTTATAGAATCTGTATCACTATAAATATAGTCATCACCTAATGAAATAATACCCGTCCACAAATTTTTTCTTGCATAAGCAGTTACCCAAACACCCCAGGGATAATATAAAAATCTATTTTTGCTTGTATTATATTTTTCAATCTGTTTATCAATATCAGCAGGTGTTTCTTCCCATTCTTCATCATAAGTATGTTCATCTTGAACAACATCTGTTACACTCATGCCATAAACACTATTTAACATACCTTTTGATAATAAATATTCAACCTCGTACCCCTCAACACCTTTTAAAACAGTTTTCTTTTCGTATAAATCTAAAATACTTTCTATAACAGATTTAGGTAAGTATCCTTTATGGTATCTAATTACATTTGATATACTTATATCGTCCCATTCATAACATTGATTGATGATATCATAATCAACATTAGTTATGGTCATTGATAATGTATCAGCACTGAAAACTCTACCATTATTGTTTTCAGCACCTTCTAATTTGAAACATTTACTTTCACTGATATAATTATCTTGATTTATTTTACTTCTAACATTGGATAGTTTAATATTAAATACTAAACAATATTTTCTACATAGATATTCTAATTCCTTAATACTTGTAACTTGGATTTCTTTTCCTCTACTCATGGGATATTGCTCCGCTAACATAACACTTGGATAACTAGATGTGAAATCAATACTTGTCACATTTTCCAATAATTTTCCACTATAAGTTGCATTAGCATGTGTAAATCCACCCATAAAAGCACGCTTTAACATAATATATTCATCTTTATTTACAGTTAAATCATTCATTATTTTTCTGTAACGGGAATATTTTCCCCCACTACTTTTCCTGTGATTTGTGTTAGTATAATAACAGTTATGTCTAACATAAGAACGTACCCTACCTGTATTAGTCAATGGTATTTTACTTATATCTTTATATTGCTCTATTTGTTCATTGATATATGCTAAAATAACCTCAACATCATTATTACAATATTCTAATTCTTGTTCATTCATTTTTGTATCTTGCGTTCGAATTAGACTATAATCTAAATTACCTACTAATTTTTTTACTTGGTGTTTTTGAAGATTATCAGCTGTTTTTTCAAGGGAATATCCACTCAATATGAGACTGTCTCTAAACTCAATACCATAACTTGTTAATGCCTTTATTGGTTTTCTTTCCCCTACCGCAAAAACGTTTTCCCATTTGAAATATTTACGCATAAATTGAAATTCATAGCCTAGATTATGCACATAAATAATTAATCTTTTGTTTTCATTCAATCCATATGTCCTTTGTAGTATGGCGCATAATCTAGTAAATTCTTCCCACGTTCTACCATAATATATTGGTTGGTTATATCCGATTCCAAACACCCATATATACATAAAAGAACTTTTTTCTTCCTGTATTTTAATACTTGATGTTTCTATATCAAAAGCGCTTTCTATATCCAAGTATTCTATTTTTTTATTTGTTTTAATAGTTGGTACGGTAATAGATTGTAAATCTTCTATATTTAATTTATTCACATCTATCATTACATACCCCTTTCTAATCTTTTTTTAATTGATACCAACCTTCTATACTATAATCAATGCCCCCACCTTCAGAACTAACATTGATACGTTCACTTTCATTATAGATGTCCATAGATTCAGTTACTTTTCGTGTTAATTCTTCTATATTATTTTCACTACTATCTAATCTAATTTTATTTTTTTTAACGTATTTATTTATTTGTTCCCAAATTTTTTGATACCCTATTGCACTAGCCATATCTTCTACCGTTCTTAAATATTGTTCAACTTTACCTGATAATTCAAAAAATTTACCTGAACTTTTCCTTAATTCTTTCATAGTAGAATATTTTATTCCTGTATTATCTGCCATTTCTTTTAATGTTCTATTAATACCCCCAATAGTAGAGGATTCAGACCCTATAAAATTTCTCAATCTTGCAACTTCCCTTTGTAATTCATTGTGGTCTTTACCTTTAACACCAAATCTTACTGAGCCTTTATCTATCCAATTTTTATATGCAGGGGAATCTTGTAAGTTTGCTTTTTCCAAACGTCCTATGCGTTTATTCGCCATACTTGATAGCCTTGAAGCCTCTTTCCTATATGCTCGTATTCTATCTTCTTTTTTGTCTAGCGTATCATTAATTTCATTATATGCCTTTTTTTGAACCTTTTTTATATTACCTTTGTTTATTATTTTCTTTAATATATTACCTTTTATTATAGCCAAAATTAAACCCCCTCTATTGTTGCAACTAAACCTTCTAGGAACTCTACTTTTTGTTGGTTGTTTTCACATTGTTCAACGTATTTTAATAGATGGGTAATATTGCTACTTCTACCGTGTTCAAAACTAGACAATGCTTTGACGTTTTCACCTTTTTCAACTTCTTTCAAAGTTAATCTTAACCTAATCAGTCTATAATTCCTACAATATTGACCAATAATGTAATATATTGTACTTACCATCATACACCACCTTCTAAAATAATATGGGGCTATTCCACATAACCCCATTAATAATTATGTCGTATAACCATTTGAATCAGTTACTTGATACCACTCTATTGAATATCCGTCACCGTTTTTTCCTTGGTACGCATATATAGTAAATCCTATTTTACTTTTATTTACAAGGTCAATTACTTCCTCATCTCTTAACATATCCTGAACACCTTCTAATAAATGTTCAGGCGCATTGACCATATGAGTATCAGTTATAACAACAGGGGCATCACCAAATTTTGATTTAGTGTTAATAAATAAAGCATGTACCACATATGATTCATTCATTCCGTTATTATTTACTAATTGTTTCAAATTAATAAATTCTCTTTTCTTATCATTGTCATATTCAAATAATGGTTTTTTATTATACTTATTAATATTCATTTGTTCCCTCCACTTTTTCAATTTTTAATTTTAAAAGTTCCTCGGTATCAACCTCAAAAGAATCTTTTTCAATTTCTTTTGTTACAAACACTGTTTTTTCTGGAATTAATTCTTTTGCTTGTTTTATAGTTAATTTTCCTTGAACTCTAATAGAATCAATATCTTGTGATTCAGTTCTATAAAACGTTATGTTTGTGAAAGTTAATTCAATAGATGTTTTCATTTCATTGCCTCCTTTTTTTATGTTATAGTATTTATGCTGTTACCATTGCATAATACAAGAATACTAGTGTTAAAGCAAACATAATTGTATAAAAATAATCTATTTTTGTTTTCATTTATTACCACCTCTCTATC